TTAATTGGTAGCAGGAAACTTTCTGTACAGTGTCGACAGCCCCACATCATAAATAATCGCTACCTGCTGTCGCGGTACTCCTGCCCGAATCAGACGTCCGGCCTGCGCCCACTGTTCCGATGTTAGTTTCGGCCGTCGGCCACCAATACGACCCCTCGCCCTTGCCGCCTCCAGTCCGGCGCGAGTTCTTTCCACAATCAGTTCCCTCTCCATTTCAGCGAGTGCGCCCATGACATGAAAGAAGAATCGCCCCATTGGCGTCGACGTGTCTATGCTGTCGGTCAGGCTGCGAAAATTAACGCCGCGTTCGCGCAATTCTTCTACCAGAACGACCAGATGACGCATACTGCGACCCAGACGATCGAGCTTCCATACAACCAGCGTGTCCCCTTCTGATAACGTCCTGAGTAACTTTTTTAACCCTGGTCTTTCTGCTTTGGTCCCGCTTATTTTGTCTTCAAAAATCAGTTCACATCCTGCGCAATTCAGCGCGTTTCGCTGTAAATCGGTGTTCTGGTCATTTGTTGACACCCGTACATAGCCAATTTGCACAACAGGCTCCCTCGCAAAAGGCTGGGATCATGCCATTTACGACCGTTTTCTGCATTTTCATAAACCTCGGTTTGGGAGAAACAGCAAAGCAAGCTGCGGGCGCAGTCCAGAAAACCGGCGATGAGATGAACGGGAAATTAACCCTGCCACAGACATCTTCCTTCGGCGTGAATACTAATAACACACTGGGCGGTAGTTCCATCGCTATCGGTGATAACGATACCGGGCTCAAAGGGAACGGCGACGGTAATCTGGCATTTATGGCTAACAACGTGCTGGCAGGATATTTTAATGAAAATGAATTGCAGCACAGTAAAAAGATGCTGACTAAAAATTTTCAGGCTCTTGTTGATAATAACTGGCCGGAGGGGGCGGGGGGATTTTCTGGTCAGTTAAGCAGTGAAGCACCGTTTAGTGTACCAATGGTTCACCGTCAGAATAATGATAATAATTTTTTCCCGCTCCTGAAAGGAAAGGTCTCACTGGAGTCTGGCTATCCTGTAGCCGCCTCTTTCGGAGTATTAACTAGTGGGAATACTAATTTCCCACAAATTGCAATTCACGCGAAAACAGACTTTGATGTTAACGATAAAATATGGGTATTTGATGTTGCAACCGGAGAATTTCGCGCGCCGGGCAGGATTACAGCTACAGAAATTTTATTGAGCGGTAAAAGCCGTGTTGGTCCTGATGGTAATTTATATGGTGATGTGTGGGGTGGCTGGCTGAATGACTTCCTTATTAATAATTACAACCGTAAAAATACTGCCAGCCTCGGTGATTATGGCTGGGTTCGTGACGAAAGCACCGGGTTTATAATGCAATGGGGGACACTTGGCAGCTCAAACGGAACCTACAATTTCCCGCGAGAGTTTCCGACATCCTGCTTTGCTGTATTTGTCACCAACACTAATCAGCAGGGAGGTTCAGTGGATAATGCGTTTGGATACCCGGTGAGTAAAAGCCAGTTTTTTGCCGCGACTAAAGCATCAACAGACGGAAATGTCGTAAATGGCTATCCTGTAGCCTGGTTTGCGATCGGGAGATAAGTATCAATGAGCGATTATTATTACAGCTTTAAAGAGAAAGGTTTTTTCTACAAGCCGGATACCGAATCGGGAGATTGCCCGACTGATCTAATTCCTCTGACTGATGAACATTACCATGAACTTATGCAGGGGCAGGTGGACGGAAAATATATTGAGCACAGGAAAGGAGGCCCGGTACTGGTTGAACATCGCGAATATACACATGAAGAGTTGATTGCACAGGCTGAAGCCAAAAAGGCAGAACTTCTTGCTGAAGCTGAGTCAGTTATTGCGCCACTGGCGCGGGCGGTAAAATTGAACATTGCTACAGATGAGGAAATAAAGCGGCTGGAGGCATGGGAACTCTACAGCGTACTGGTAAACCGGGTGGATACCTCAAATCCTGACTGGCCGGATAAGCCAGCCAGCCAGTAGTCGTTATTGTGGTAATTCAGGCCACCTGATTTCCGTGAAGGTGGCTGAGTCTTTCACGCCGCTCAAATCCAGCGTTTTAAGCGCCCTGATATACGCCATCCATTTAGTCAGGCTGTCCTTATCGTCGTCACCGATTTCACCCAACGCCAGTTCGGTTCGCCAGTCGGCAATGGTGCTGTTAGCGGCATCCAGTAGTTTCTGTCGGGTGGTTTCGGCCTTAGCCTGATAGTCAACGGGAACAGCCAGAACAGTGCCGTTCGAATATTTCCAGTCGCCATAGATATTAAATCCGGCTGGTAGTTTATTGACCTCAATAACTGAAAAGCCAGCCGGATAGAGTCGCGACACATCTTCTGATACGGAACGGATTATATTTTCAGAATCAATGCACAACTTATATTTTTTCGTGAATTTACTCAGCGACTCATAAAAATCCTGACCATCTTCACTACGAAAATACAGAAAGTTGTTATCATAATCCGGGTCATCAGGAATGTATCTGGTTACGTTTTTTAATTCCATTATATTCACCTAAATTATCCATTAATTGTACGCCAGCCATTACCCACCCACATTTGTAGCGGTCTATACGCAAATGTCACACCGTATGCTGTTGTTGGGTCATGTCTGGCCTGTGTTAAAAAGCAACCAGCAGGCGCTTCTGCTGGTCCATATTCATCTACTTTGCCAGGCCATACAGGAGCGCCGCGCTGGATATTTTGGACATAACGATTATCTGATTCGCCTTTTGTATATACGTTTCCTGATGTTAAATAACGGGCGTCGAAATTACCGTAATTATCCGGAATAACTTGTCCATTAACAACAAACTGAATACTGCCATCGGTATTACGCTGGCTGTATAAATGCCATCCCTGGTCGTCATCCAGCTCAATAACCGTTGGTCGATTTCCGTCACCCCACAAATGAAATTGAGCATTCAGCACGGAGTTATTTGAGCTAGTCATGGTCATTCGTTTGGCATTGCCTGCGCGAATGGCTCCCAGAACCTGCATTTCACCGGGAGCGACACGAACGGTGTGCTGGCTATTCGCAAACGTATCCAGTATCCCGTCACCGTTCTGTTTAATTCCTGTGTCGTTATCGCCGAACACAATCGAATTACCACCAAGCGCATTGTCAGTACCAATGCCTAACGGACCGTTTAGCCTCCCTCCATTAACTGACAGCGCTCCGACATCTTCGGGAGTGGGTTTCATCAGGCTATTAAACAGTGTATATGTCTGACCGCTGGTTGAGTTCCCCGGCTGGACTGATGAATATTCAGGTGTACTGTGCAGCGTGACATTTGCATTACCGGTGTAATCATATTGCGCAATTAACCAGTACGCATACTGGCCGATATTAATATAAATATCGTAAGTATCTCCTGATGTGTTAATCCAGGCACACTCAAGAACACCGTTAGGTGAGCGTTTCCATAATGTGGCAATAATTCCTGCAGGAGAGCCATTACCGGAACGCAGCACCAGTTCACTGATAGCCGCCGTTTCAAACGCGCCGACGTTATACCCCGCCCCACCGTACAGTTTAATCACCGCAGTTGATGTAGACTGCGGCATTACAACCGTGGCGATTTTGAACCAGCCTGATTCACCAAGTGTAATGGTAGTCGACGTTACCGCGCCGATAGTTCTCGCAAATTGTTTTTTGTCCGGAATATCGCCGCCATTCTGCGATTTTTGCAGGGCGCCCGCAGCTTGCTTTGCTGTTTCTCCCAAACCGAGGTATGTGAGAATATCCGCAATACTGGCTTTTCCGATGATGTCGCGCCCAACAGAAGTAAGATCTGTCTGTCCGGCTGTATCATTCCCCGTGAAATACGGAAGTTTATCTGCACCAGTAGCCAGACCAGCGAGCGCCGTCAGCGTGGCATCAAGAGTCTGAAAATCCTTACCGAACGCAGCGGACATTTTGGCGATAAAGCCGCTCAGGTCACCATCATCGAGTACATCCTTTCCGCTCTTACTGGCTGTGTACTGTGCCAGTGCTGCAGCGATGAAGCTCGCCTGACGCAGCGCTTTATTTACCTGTGCACTTGATGCCTTGCCCGCAGTAAAACCAGACAGGAGCGCCGGCAGCGCCCTCCAGTCAGGCTGCGATGTAACATTAGCACCCTTACCCGTCGCAAACGGTTTAAAATCATTTTTAGCCATCAGAGTAATGTCCCCCATGAACCGGCATCAAACCCGCTGATATATTCGTTATCCATATCAAACCCAAAAAACCTGTTTCCTTCAGAAGGCGTTTCCACCGAAGGAATTTCAATACTTCCGCCCCATACACCAGCGGCCTTTACCGTCAGATACCCTTGTCGTATCGCAGCAATAAGTTCGAGAGAGACCGATGAAATATCTGTTTCAGGAAAAACCCAGATGCCTATGGTCATGTCCTGGTTATCGACGATCTGCATCTTCAGACCGGACCCGTCCAGTGCAGCGTCAAGAATGGGAGGCAGAGAGTCGTTTCTTCCGTCCCAGTTGTTAATTGCTATCTTCGTTTTTAGAACGATGCGATAGGTTTCATCGCTCAGCGAGGTATAACCCGAATCCGGATCATATGGCCCCTGCCAGACGCCCTGGTCATATCCGAGTCCGTCAGTGTCCCAGCTGAAATAGACACCGCTTATTGGCTGGCTTACAATCCGGCTTAACCCTATCCACTGGCCGAGAATATCGAGTTGTATTCCTGTCGCATGATCAATATCAAAAGCGTTTATTAGCCCATTTATTGCGGCTGAGGTTTCAGCTAACGGCCTGGTCACTAAATCGATGTGTTCAACGAATTTAGGTTTTGTCGCATGATAGTTAGTAATTAAGTCCGTATATTTGCTCATGCTGCCACCGTAATAATGATATTTTCCGGCTTACAGGAGGCAGATTCGTCGTAAGCAATATTAATATTCGCCGCAGCAACAGCTTCCGGAGATTTGCCGATCAGCAACTCCTGAATATCGTAATAGCGCGCATTTCCACCACTGACGACCCCAAGGTTAGCAGGAGAATAAATCCGGCTCAGCAGTACCTGGTCACCAATCATCAGTCTGTTAATGTAATCCGCAACAGCCTGCTGAATCTGCACACCTATCTGAGAGGTGTACCCGGCAAAAACTGTTAAGGTAATTTTTCCGTAAACAGGGACATCAGTTGGTCGCGAAAAACTGATTATGTGGGGATTACCATATTTATCCGGTACGGTTACGGATGTTTTTCCCCAGGTCCGGACCCCCTGCCCTTTATTTCCCCGGATGGTTCTGGCTATTTCGGTCACATCACCACCATCAACAATGGCCGAGATGGAATGCGGAGGAAGCCCGTTACCGTCAGTCTTTCCTGTATCATTTTCATAGAGCTTGTGGCGCGTCACACCAGCAATATTAGCGATCGCCCCGTCCACGCCTTCAAATGGTGTGATGGATGGTATCGCGACACTCTGCCCCTGCCTGATGCGCAGTTCTGCGTCCGTTTCTGCAGGTGCGCCAACGGTGGCCGCTGCCGGGTTGGTTACTGACGTCCAGCCACGGGTCGGTGTATTGATAGTGGTAATCGCCCCGGCAGGAGCTGCAACCGCTCCGCTTTTGGAACAAATTGCAGTTGCCGTCACGGTGCCATCAACACCAATCACTACTGAATCCGGAAGACGCCAGATCACGTTATTGGTGTCTTTCACGGTGCCGTTCGTAATGGTTGTTCCTGCGGTGCCAGTGAGCAGTAAATCCACGGTAGAGTTCGTTGCACCTTTGCGCGCGATACCGTTAATTTTTACGTTACTGGTCAGCGCTGCGCCGTACCCGGTAACAGGTGAAAAGCAGTTATAGACGGAAATGGCTGTGTTATTGGCATCGTGAATAGCAAGCGCCACCAGCGCCACCATCTGGCCGTCTTTGCTGTCCGGCTCCAGATAAGCGTCACTACCATAAATCTGCTGGAAATAGCTCGTCAGGGTATCGAGTATCGTCTGGTAATCAGGCGCACTGATCCCCTCAGCGGTTACCGTTGCCGATAAGCCGAGTGTGTCCAAATTGAGGGCCATTTATGCCTCGCTGGTTACTGTCGTTGTTCCGTAGATAGTGTCGATTTCAGCGAAGAACTGGACGCGGCGCGTCGTCGTGTTCACTGTGGTATTGAAAGAGAGGATGGATTTCACGCCCCGCGTTTCGAGGATGCGCTTGCGGATCGCCAGATTGTAGGTTTCCGGCTTTTGCTTACCGAGCACAGACTGAATCCACGGTGTTCCCTCTGTCTTATCGAGGAACCACTGCCCGTACCACAATGCGAATCGTGTTTTTACCGCCTGCGCGACAGCTTCTGGCGAGTTAATCAGCCAGGTATCATCGCCACTGCCAAAAGTGTAATCACCTTCGCCGTCTTCACGTCTGTACCGCATTAGTTAGGCGCTCCTGTATTACCACCGCCAGTCTGCCCTCAGTGTCAGGATAGTTGTCACCCCCTCTGAAAAAATAATCCTGAGGGTGATGGAATGACAAATGAAACGAATTTCCCCTGAGCGTAAAGCGTCTGTGCTGGCAAAACTGCTGCCACCCTGGAGCATGACCGTTTCTGCCGTTGCACAGATGGAAGGAATATCTGAAGCTACCCTCTACAACTGGCGTAATCACGCTAAACAGGAGGGAAAACCGGTGCCCGGTGCAGACAAAAACAGTGAACAGTGGCCCGCGGAAGCCCGCTTTGCTGCCATCGTGGAAACGGCCACACTCTCTGAGGCTGAAGTCGCGGAGTACTGCCGTAAAAAAGGCCTTTACCCGGAGCAACTGACGCAGTGGAAGCAGGCCTTTTTACAGACCTCTGCGCCGGGTGATAAAGCCGCGCTGAAACAGAGCCAGAAAGAGAATAAACAGCTGAAGAGAGAGCTGGCCCGTAAGGAGAAAGCCCTGGCGGAGGCAGCCGCGATACTGGTACTGCGAAAAAAGCTCAGGGATTACTACGGGGAAACCGACGGGGACGACTGACGCCGAAGAATGACCGTCAGCAGTTCATTCTGTGGATTAATGAGGCGGTGACAGCCGGAGCCCGGCGCGCCGTTGCCTGCCGGGAAGTCAGCCTGAGTCTGCGTACCTGGCGGCGCTGGCAACAGTGCCCGGAAGACGGGCGGCCGGTTGCCGTAAGACCGGCTCCTGCGAACAGCCTCAGCGCAGAGGAAGAACTGCAGATACGGGAGACCTGCCATCAGCCGGAGTATGCGAGCCTGCCTCCGTCCCAAATCGTGCCACGCCTGGCGGATAAAGGCATTTATCTGGCGAGCGAATCAACCTTTTACCGCGTGCTGCGCCGACACGGCGAAGTGCATCACCGGGGACGAAAGCGGCGGTCTGAACGGATAACGCCTCCCCGTACTTACACGGCAACCAGGCCACGCCAGGTGTGGACATGGGACATTACCTGGCTGCCGTCGGTGGTGCGTGGACGCTGGTACTATCTGTACCTGATTGAAGATGTGTTCAGCCGTAAAATCACCGGAGCCGAAGTCCATGAGACGGAAAGTGGTGAGCAGGCAGCCGCCCTGGTGCAACGGACGGTGTTGCGGGAGCGCTGTTATCGTCAGCCACTGGTGCTGCATGCGGATAATGGTGCGGCGATGAAGTCACAGACGCTGCAGGTGAAGCTGACAGAGCTGAAAATCACGCCTTCGCACAGCAGACCCCGGGTGAGCAATGATAATGCGTATGTGGAGTCGCTGTTCAGGACGCTGAAATATGTGCCGCAGTGGCCGTCATCGGGCTTCAAAACGGTGGAGGAAGCGCGGGTCTGGGTGGATAAATTTATCCGCTGGTACAACGAAGAACATCGGCACAGTGGTATCGGCTACGTAACGCCGGAGCAGCGGCATAATGGTGAAGACCGTATACTGCTGAGCCAGAGAGAAGCGCTGTACCGTGAGGCCAGGGAGCGTCATCCGGAACGCTGGTCACGTGAGACGCGGAACTGGCAGTGGAAAGCGGAGGTGACGCTGAACCCGGAGCGGGAAAAACAGGCAGCATAAATTAACCAGAGGCGACAACTTCCTTGACACTTAGCGTCTGTACCCCGCCGTGGGTATGCGTCATCAAGCTCTTACCGCCAGCCGTTACATCGTTTGTCACCGTGACAGGACCAAGCATCGTTGCGCTACCGCCGCCCTCACCCATCCCCTGCGACAGATTGCCGTTAATGGTTACGTCACCGTTTAGCGTAATGATGGGTGATGTGATCGTGGTTCCGCCTTCTGCAGTAGCCGTCAGCGCGCCGGGGGTTTTAACAGTAACGTTATGGCCTGCGGCCACTTCCACAAAAGCAGCCCCATCATCGGTACGCAATTGCGCGGCGCTGGTGCTGATTCCGCTTATTTTCTGCGCCTGCGACTGCGGCCCGACGATACAGAACGCATCCGATAAATCATGCACCCGATCGTCGACAGGCTCCTGTACCCCGCCGTTCTGCCACCAGAAATCGATGCAGCGATCGGAAAAAATCACCAGGCATTCATCACCGGCTTTCACCGGGAACGTTAGCGTGCAGCCGCCGCCGCGAGGAAATACCACGGGCACATCCACCAGCAGCGGGTAAGGTTTTGTCACCCGGTTGCCGTCGTTATCGGTCTCAACCGAACGGATAGCAGGCTGCACAACCGCCGTAACCGCGTCAGGGTCGAATGACTGAATAATGCCGGGCAAAGCGACGCGGATCTGGTTCTTTGTTGTTTCCCGCTCGGACTTGAATGTTTCGGCAAGGTCACCGCTATGAGTCTGGTCTGATATGGCCATTTGATAAACTCCTGAAAACAAAAAACCCGCCAAGTGGCGGGTCTACAGGAACAACTCTAAGTTTATTTTTTCTGTTTAAAATTGTCCAACTCAGGTTCTTTAACGCTTTCTGTCATGTAATCCAATCCATCAAAAGGTACTTCAAGCATTATACTGCTTTCATAATCCGCCATGGATTGCTCTGCTTGCGTTGGCTTACTTTGCTGTGAGTTGTCATTATTTGATGTTGTCATCAACTATGCCTTATTTATCAAAAGAAAAGTAACCGATAATATGAAAAAACCGAAAGATAACGCAATTCCTTCAAAAAGATAACGAGCATAAACTGCCTTTTCTTTATGAAGACTTTCGATCAATTCAACAGCTTTACCATACTGAAACATATGGTATCTAAGCGTTTTAATTTTATCACCGTAAAGTAAAAAATCATGCTCTTCTTTTCGCTTATGAATAGGCATTTTTGGTATATCTTTAAGCCCCCAAGTACGCCATAGGAAAAAAAAGCACATAACAATACAAACAAAGCACAGATATGCAAAAAGTATAGATAGTGTTAAAAACCAATTACTCTTTAGCCCACTTTTGAAATCAACAGTCCCAAATACAGCCAGTAGAGCAGAAGTTTCTACAGCTAAAATAGCAAGAAGGTAGTTAACTTTGTCCTCAAGACGACGATATGTTGATTTTGCTTCCTCATATCTATCTTTATAATATGACGAAATAAAATCAGCGCCTATAGTCTCAATTGCCTTTTGTTCTTCTGTTGTATCTATTGGCGAACGTTTGCTCATTTCTTAATCAACCAACAACTTTCTTACACGGGAAAGAGCCAATAATTTTCGGAGCATCCATGCTGTTCTGCAGCAGCTGAACGTTCAGGAAACGCGTTTCGGTACCAGGGCGATGGATATACTCAAAACCATAGTTGTTGCCATCTTTGGCAGGCATCAGACCCATATCAATTTTGATACCGTCCGCCCCCAAATTTGTAATCTTTTGAGAGGTGACGCGTTCGCCATTGATCATGTCCATTTCACCAACTCTTGCGACAATGGTGTATGGTCCGCAGTACGCCGTATAGCCGCTTGCCGAAGCTCCAAATGACATTAAAGCAGCAATACAAAAAGCTAATGCTTTCACGCTTACCCCCGATTGAGCGAATCCTGAGTTCTCACATCTTGAGCCCCACGCGCTTCGCACATCATATCCATGTACCACGCCTGGCCCCTTGTGTCGCCAGTGTACATAATCCCGCGCACAATATAAACGCCATCCGTTGCGATGCTGGCAGGCTGCGCCGTGGTGCCGCTGAGTGTGATATTGCCGTCTGTGTTCTGGTCGGTGATGCGGCCACCAGCCATAGCAATATCGTTGTTCGACAATGCAGTACGGTACACCGAAGCCTGATCCAGTTGAATTAGCCCGTTAACCCGGATGTTCGGGTTAATCAGCGCACGGACGTTTACGCCGTTGCCGATGGTCTGCTGCGGCATACCGATAAGGCCGGTGGCGCTGTTCAGCACAATCGCGTCGTGCATGTATTCACCTTCGGGCAGCATATTAAGCTGACCATCCACGAACTGCCAGGTGGCGCCGCACTGAGCAGCAACGTTATCCATAAGATGCCGTGTCATGCCAAACAGCGCACGTCCGCGCGGGAAAACAGTCGGGGGGAATACCGGAGTGCGACCAACGGTCGCGCCTTTGGCTTCGAAGTCTTTCATCAACAGCCTGAACATATCTTCTGTCGTGTAACCCGCTGCCAGCGTCTGATTGGTAATGCTGGTGGCAAATGCCAGATCCGTATCGGCGGCCTGAATCAGGACGTAGGAGTCAATGGGACTGTCTTTTCCTGTGACCGAGTAGCGAATTTCCCCACTAAAAATCAGTCCGTAGTTGCGCCCGTCGCTCTGGCCCACCGTGTCGGCGTCGACTTCCCGCGCAATGCCGACATCGCTGGCCGCCACCTCCGGCGCGATACCGTCGTAACCGGCCATCAGCCGCACTTTCGAAAACTCCTGGCCGGTGATGCGGTTCACCGTATCAGCTGACAGGTTGTAGATTTTGAACGTTCCCACCGGGGACGCGCTGCTGATGTTGAACCAGTCGATCGTAAAGGTCACTTTAAAATCGCTGAGTTGAATACCCTGTCCGTTTTCGCCCACGAGCTGCAGCTCGAAATGCCTCATCCAGTTCTGTGACATGCTTACTCCGTTAATACCAGTAAATGACTGCGACCGCCCAGGTCGGTTTTCGTCGGATAATCCTGTGTACTGTCGTCACACATCACCACCAGCTTAAAACCCAGTCCCATGTATGCATACTGTGCCAGCAGGTCGACGCCAGTGACCAAAGGAATGCCGGAGATTACCGGCTCCCCCCTGTCGTTCTGCAGGTCCATGATCCAGTACAGGTCACGCCAGATGATGCGAATCCGCCACGTGATACCCGCCAGGATGATGCTGAACTGCTGGTTATCCGCGGTCAGCGGAATTTCCTGAATAGTCATTAACCCAGCCCCAGAAAAGCCGCACCACTCTGCAATAAAGAAGTGTTGGGCGGTTTAGTTGTTTTGGTTCCGGTATTGAGGACTGGCGACGTGCTGGCCCCGTCCTTCATGTCGGTTTTATCCGCGACGGTTACCTGCTGCGTCTGCGAGATGAGAACCTCCCTCAGGGTGAGGACGGCGGACAAGACATTTTCGGTCGTCCTGTCGGTCGTCACCTCCAGTGCGCGGATCAGCATGTTGCTATACAGCCTTTTGCCGGTCACCACATCGAAGGGAATACGGCTTTCCTGCAAGTCGAGTATCTCCTGATACGTCTGCTGAGGACTCAGACCCAGTAAGCTGGTGGCCGTCAGGTTACTGGCAAAATCCAGCAACGATCCGCCACCAGCGAAACCGACCTCCATCACCACTTCAGACGGTTTTTTGTAGGCATGGTCAGCGATGGCGGCACCGACCTCGACAGGGTGCTCTGTTATCTCTAGCGTGTCGGTGTGCTTCTCTGAAACAACCACACTGGGGATAAGCACCCCAATTCTCCTGGACTGCTGATGAAAGAGAGTAGAGAGAATATCCATTAACCCACCTTCGTTTGATTGCCGCGCATGAGCTGGGCATTTGCAGACTGCTGCCGACGTTCTACCTGATTCCCCACGGAGTGCGGATCACCACCACCGTAAATGTGATAGGTGTTCTGTTGCTGGACCTGAGCTCCGGGTGCGGGCATGTTGCTTAACACCTTCGGAATGTAGTTGCGGGTTTCCTGAGGCATAAGGGCCATCCCGTGTTTCTGTACATTCCCGATCCCCCAGTTATATGACGCCAGCGCCTTGCTCAGGTCACCGCCATTCGCCCGCAGCAACTGTGAAAGATATTTTGCTGCAGCCTGCGCAGCCTTCTCCGGATCGAAAACATCATTCCCGCGCAGCCCCATATCTCGTGCAGTGCCGTCCATAAACTGAAACAGGCCTTTAGCGCCGGCGCCGGAAACTGCAAACTGATTCCCGCCTGATTCAGTGATGGCCACACTGCGCAATAAACCTTCCGGAAGCCGGTATAGGTGTTCCAGATTGGTTAGCATCGGCTGCATCCATCCCAGCAGCTCAGCGCCAGCTTTTGTTGGTTGTGGCCGCTTAACTGACTGTCCGTGTTGTTCAGGGTCATCACCCCCAAACCAGCCGCGAACCGTTCGGCCTACGCTGCGGGGATCGAATCCCCAGTGCTCTTTAATCCAGTCGGCGGCACCGTTGGCGCTGTCTGTTACCATTGGCATCGCTGACGAATTTTCGCTGCCCTGATTAAGCATCTGTTTGCCGATGCTGGCGGCATCGGCCCAGCGACCGTCTTTAATGGCATTGAGCAGGTCGGCGATCATGTTCAGCATTTTGCTGAACTCCCCCATCTGGTCGATGAAATTGCTGAAATCCCATTTCAGGGACCACGATTTGGGGTCAATATTGAGCAGTTTCGCCAGTGCTTTCGCCAGGTCGTTAACGGTCGCTTTCAGGTCACGAACCATCTTCAGCGCGACGTCTACCTCCGGTTTCCATTTCTCCCAGTCAATCAGGCTCTGGCCGCCTTCCTTCCAGGTCTGATAGTCTTCCCACAGGAGGGCGATCCCCGCCGCCAGCGCGGTAATGAGGCCAATCGGTGACATCCAGAACGTGCTGTTCAGAATGCGCAGCGCAATCGTCAGCGCGCCGAACAGCGAGATCAGATCCCGCGTTTTCTTGTCCAGCGATTGCCACCAGGTGATAAGGTCTGATGTTCCTTCGATAAGCCGGAAGAACAGCCGACCGATAATATCCCCGAGCGCCAGGATGCCTTTTATGGCTTTCGTCAGGGTCTGCTCAATGCGCGGGAAATTATCAAGGATGTGGCGCCGCAGCATGTCCAGCGAACCCGCGAGGCCACCAGCAAGATTAGAGCCGATTTTGTCACGGGCCATACCCGCCATCACGCCGAACTCACGCAGGGAGGTCATGAACCTGTTGGAGCTTTTAGCCGCCTCGTCAACATTGAAACCGATAGCCTCCGCCATCGCGCTGTACTGCCCGGAGAAACTGCCCACACCGCGACGCATCGCCATAAGGGTATTTTCATCAATGCCCAGCATCTGCGCATACTGGTTAGCCCGGTAATACGGCATGCTGCTGAGCTTCTGACCTACCCCCGTAAAAATGGCGGCCATATCGCGCATATTCCCGCTGGCATCACGGGTCTGTACGCCCAGGCGGTTCAGAAAGCCTTCCGCGCCGGGATTATTACGCACAAACCGGGAGAGGCTTTCCAGCGAAGTCCGCGCCGCGTCCACACTACCGCCCACCTGCGAAACTGCGTAGCCAATCGACTGAATCCCCTGAACCGTCGCGCCGGTGCGTTGAGATGCCCAGTAGAGATTATCCAGACCGGAGGCAATTTTCGCCGTAAACGCAACAACGGACAGCGCCGCACCTTCCACCGCCAGCCCTGTTTTTATGGCATTTGCGGTGACGCCAGCAAGAACAGATTCAAATTTCTCGTATCCGGCTTCATCAATACCAAAGCCAAGGGAGACGAGAAAATCTTTAATAGTCTCAGCGTTCATTATCCTCTCTCCATTTCTCAATACGGCGCTGGTTGTCAGCCTTAACGGCCAGATGGTCATTCATCAGCGCGATATCGCACAGATCGACAGACCCATCCTTCAGCGCGTAATAAGGGATTAACCCGGCATCAACCGGATCGAGGAGATAAGACAGCCCGTCAGGCAGGCTGTTAAGGATTAATCCTGAGACTGCCCCGGCGTCGCGCTGGTAGGGTTCACGGGCAAAAAATTTCCCAGAGAATCGGCGACCACCCGCGCCACCAGCTGGAGCATGGTCAACAGGTCGATATCGTCAAACATCAACTGACCGCTGTTAAATACCGGGGTCCATCCACCCATATGTTTGCGTGACACCACAGCCAGGCAAGGATGAATAATCGCGTTGGTGTCTTCTTCGGTCAGGGAAGACAGTTCCTCAGCGATGCGCGGAAGCAGGGTTTCAAACACCGGCTTAAGCGCATCAAACTTAGCGCTGTCGATTTTGCCATCCGCAGGCAGAAGGGAGCGAATGCTCCCGAAATCTGACATCATGCCCGCCAGTACCGGTAGCAATTTACGGGTGACTTTCAGCTGGTCAAAAACGCTGAGTTTCGCCACGCGATAATCGTGGCCTTTGACTGAACATTCCATCTGTTAAAACTCTCCGAGTACCTGGTCGATTTTGCCGCAGTCAAATACCCAGGGCATCGTATTACCGGCTTTCGCGTTGGCGTTATCCGGCTGTTTCTGGAAGGCCACACTGCGCGCCGTGATGATGTCTCCGCTCACCTTATTTCGGATCACAATGACGTTGTTTCCCCAGGTTCCTGAGGACTGACTCTGTGCGTTATACGCCAGCGACAGTTTTTTGTTTGTCGGCGAGGTCTTCAGCAGATTGACAGTTACCGTACCGCTTTTATCCGCGTGCAGGCTGTGCATCACTTCGCCGTCAGCACCGATGGTCATGGTGTTTTTGGGGCCGCCCATTGCAACGGTGATCCCCTCCTCTGAACTGGCGGAACCGTAGCCCAGGTCAATCTCGCCAGTCGGGCCAGAAATGGACGCGGTGACATCCATAAAAGAATAAGTAGCCATTCATTTTCCCCTTAGCGAACGACGTTGATCTGTACGTCAGCGAAATGCACCGCACCCGCCAGCTTGCAGGCCACCTGAATAACCGGTGCCTTACGGGCTTCGCGGTCAGCCTGCGCCTGTTCGGACAGGGGTTGCGCGTAGACGTAATAACCTTTGGTAAGAGTATCGCCGGAATTCAGTTGCCCGATTGGGCCACCGTTCCATACGCCGGCAGCCACCAGCCCGTTCGTCACGGACTGATCCATAGACTGCTCAACATTGGACAGAAGACGTGTAACACCCGCATCGGTCTGAGGCACTTTGGTTGTACTGGTGTACAGCAGGTTATACAGGTTGGTCTGAACGTAGTTCTGCAGCCAGTCGAGCCCGTGGCGCTCATCAAAGAAATCACCGCTGGACATGACGCCCTGCTGCAGGATTGCCGTATCGTTCTGGTAATACACAAACACGTTGCATTTTTTGGCATCCAGCGCCGCCGCCTGATCAGTCGTCAGAGTTTCGTAAGTGATCCCCGGCTCCTGTTTAAATTTCAGGGTAATGGTGGTATTGCTGCCGTTGAAATTCACCGTAAACGCGCGGCCAAACGCGGATAGCGCAGCGTACTTGCTGCTGGAAGAATACTGTACGAACGTGCGCCTGTATTTTGCCGCCTTCAGCTTGTAGGCCAGATCCCCGGTTGAAGTGGCGTCAAAGGTGGCGGGATCGCTGGTGGTAATTGCCAGAATGCGGCTGACGCCCGAAGCTTCTACGGCTGCAGCAACCTTCAGCCAGTCGTCATCTGCAATATCCTCTTTGTCTGCAATACCGAGACCATACCAGTTGGTGTAGCCCATTACGGCGTTAACCGCATCCATCAGCTTTTCAGCAGCGCCCGCCTCACCCGTTGCCAGTGTCTTAGCCCAGCGACCTACATATACTTCTTTAGGGCGTGGTGATTGCGAGAAATAGACTGTTGCTGCTTCATATTCGGGGCTGTCCACGCCGAAATCAGATCCGATGTCCTCCTTTGAGGAGTAGAGGCGAAGACGCTCTTTCACCGGAATTACCGTGGATGTCCCGAGAATAAGCAGTGAACCAAAATTTCGACCAGTAGCCGCGCGCGGCCCAATGATCACGTCGACATTAACGACGTTTGATACAGGTAATCCCTGCGGCATAATTTAGTCTCCGAAAAATGAGACGGGCGCATCTTTCAGCGTCCGGACGTTGTAGGTACGGATGTTTTTGCGGGACAGCGTGATGGTGAGGTCATAGCGCCTCACCCATTGGTTGTTAATGAGTTCTGGCAGGTTATAGATGGTTCCGGCCTCCACCAGAGAAAGCCCCGATCGGTTCAGTTCAGCATTGTTCTGCTCGACGAAAATCCCCGCCCGGAAAGCAGATGCGGTGCTTGCCCCCTGAGGGCCATAAAAGCAGCAAACTACCGTGATCTGCTCCCATGTCCATTGTTCGGATTGTTCTTCCGATACCTGAACATCAGACTGACTCAGCGGTTGCGGAACAGTGGTGATACCGAAGCCACACCAGGTCGTTCCGTTTTTGGGGATCTGCGGCTGCGGGTTAGTCCATCGGGGGAAAACAAGCGCGGCCGGCAAGCCAGAAACACCACGAATCCACCGGCTGATTTCACGCTCCAGCGCCTCATCATACTGAGGGCTATCCCCGACAGGCGTCAGATATCCGTGCGCGGTGCTGTCGTTACTCAACTGGCGTCCCTCCGTTAAAGTCCACCAGCTCACAATGCGCCTGGACGAATCCGGCGCCGTAACTGGTGTACGGGTCGACGAACGTCACGCGATAGTCGCGTCCGTTACAGGTCACGATATCAGCATCAAGTCGCGGGGAGATGTCTGTACCAGGCTGGCCCTGGGTTAATCTGAACTGCGTCACGATGAGGATCGCGCCGCTGATATTCTGGCCTGCCTCCATTCGTTGGGCTTCCAGCGAACGGTCAACCGTCACCACACCAGAGAATGGAATATCCTGAGCTGTGTTTTTCGTGAAATTATCCTCATCCACCGTCTGAACCTGCCGGTGACACACCAGACTGGTGTCCATGAAGTCGGTATCGAGAAGAACATCACTCACATCGAGAAGAGGCATTATTTTTTCCTCACGACGTAGTTAATTGAGCGCAGCAAGTAACCGTGGGCATACAGCGGCTTGTCGCCGGGAATGCTCTCAGCCCGTCTGCGTTCCAGGGTTTTCTCAGAAAGAGGGGGCAGTCTGTCGCCAGCACCGATAATGGCTTTTGCAGCATCACGGGCAATCTGTCCGGCGCTCTCCAGATCACGCATTGCGGCTTCAGTCTGCCCCTCCAGCGTGGCGGTTGCCGCTGCTTTGAGGTGCGCAGTTGTTCGGGGTTTTGAGTCCTCGATTCCCATCTCCAGAAAAGGACGCGGGGGAAGCGTGACTGTCGTACCGTCGATTTCCACTGTTGCGCCCGTTGAGTGGAGGTAGCCCAGTTCCGCGTTATTAATCGGTGAGCCATCCTCACGTCCTGCCTTATCCTCAGGTATTCCCACCAGTACATCCATTCCGGATAACTGTCTGAGGGATTCCAGAACAGATACGGCGTTGTCGGCGCGAACCGTTAACCCGCTTTTTTTCATAGCAGTTGCCTGCCGCCAGCGCCGAACATGGACCACCACCAGTAGAACTCTCGCCCGTAGGCGGTACTGTTCCAGAAACCGGCATCCGGATTGATTACCCCGGACACGTCATAGCTCACTGAAACCTTATCCACTGATTTAGAGGACACGACACCTGCCGCACCGTTGCTGTTCACACCACCTGCGGCAGCGGCGGCCAGCGTACGGCCGCGCAGCTCCGTATAGTGAGCGGTGAATAGTTCGGCCAGGTAGACGAACTGATCGCCCTGTACGTCCTGATTCAGGATTGTGTCTGCCTGCCCCAGATAGAAATTTACTGAGGGGTCAGGGTATCGGGTTTTATCGGCGAACTCAGGGAAATCGGAGCGGAACTGTTCACTTGTTGGCAGAAGACTGTTTTTTGGCATTGCCAGTCTCCTGTTTGACTTCACTTTCAACAGATTTATCATCCGGCTTTGTTACAGCAGACTTCAGCCCGGCAATTTCCTTATCCTTTTCGGCGATTTGTGCCAGTAATTCAGCGTTAGCGCTTTCCAGAGAAACAACATATGCCTTCAGGTCTGCATTAACCGCTTCCAGTTTATCCGCTTCCGCATCGTCAATCTGTTTCGCATAAGCATCGAAGGCCCAGTGAGACCTCACGTTATCCGGGAAATCAGCACCACTGTGGATACCTTTGGTGATTTCATACCTGGAACCATCTGCAAGACTCAACGTCACGCCAGTATTTACGAGATACTTCATATCGTCACTCCATCAAAAAAGGCGAGGTTTCCCCCGCCTGCGGTGGTTATCAGGATGCCGGAACGTCCAGGTAAGAGATCGTATTGGAATACGGCGCTTCAACCTGCCCCAGTTTCCCGTAGTAGACAGTCAACTGCTGCATACCACGATATTCCAGCGGGGTATTCAGCAACGGAACCATCGGGAAGCGAATGTATTTTTCGTCCTGGGTGTAGGCCACAATACGGTGGGCGCCACCAGCCCCACGTTTAGACGCCCACTTGATGGAGACAATTTCCAGCGGCTCGCCGTTTTCCTGATACGCGATGCAGTTAATTTTCACGTACTCAAGTACGGAAATGTTACCCGCCGAGGAAACCTTTTTAGTGGTCAACAGGCCGAACAGCTCCGGAGCAAGGCCGATTTTAGCGGGGCAGACCGCATAACCAGAACGCATCCAGACGTCGGTCAGCAACAGGTTAATATCCTGCAGGATGACGTCCGGATCGGTTGTGGCTGTCCATGCGGCGGCGGCGGCCAGTGGTGTGATATCCGGCAAATTTAGCAGGCCAGCCACGCCCAGAACTGAATCACCGATATAAACCTGCTCATCGGTATCCATGTTCCACTTCAACTTCATGGCTTCATACTTCTGGGTGTCAATCGGGCGTCCCAGCTGCTGAGCAGATGCCAGCTCAAGAACCGTCCAGGAGACTTCCGTTGCCCACGGAGTCAGGTTATTACGGGTAGGAACAATATTCAGCTCAGGCCCCGGAGTGGCAGTACCTTTCTTGCCCATCCAGTTTTTACCAATCGGATTTGGGCCGCCGACACTGGAAAAATCGGTGTTGGTGAAGGACGATACTTCATCCGCGATAGAGATATCGCTGCGCAATGGCATGTCACGGGTCCACTTAACGGACACCAGCGGCATATTCAGCGACTGGTCCATACGCTCCAGTTCTCCGACGAGAAACGCGCCAGTGGAGTCGATAGTCGCTCTGTCAATTGTAAGCATTAATTATTCCCTCAGATGTTATAAGCGATTTCAATACGGCCGTCGGCTTCACCCGGCCCCATGACCTCTGCATTTGTCAGCTGAGGTGTATTTGATGCGGTGGAGTCCGGAGACAAAACAAAAGAGCCAACCGGGCTTTGAGTAGTGCCACCAGCCACGCGAACGTATACCGGATCGCCTTTCTTCGCAGCCGTCGCGTTACCTGCTGTCGCTTTAACGCAGATGTAACCGCGTTTGAGGTTGTCACCGACCTGATTCGCAGTGACACCGAGCCAGGCCAGATCAGGCGCTGAAGTGATCGGGAAAGGACGGACGAAAATGCCCTTTACCTTGTCGATAGCGTCGCCATCCACCAGCGGAACGAACTGATTATCAACGTACTTACCAGGCAGACCGTAGGTTGAAAACAATTTGTTATGATCCAGCATTACCGGCTCAATGGTCAGATCACGGGGACGCGTTACGGCACCGACAAACCCAAGGGGCATGCGGGTTAAATATGCATTTCCAGCCATGTTGAATTACCTTATTTACGATTTTTCCAGAAGTCGGCATTGATCTTGTTCAGTTCAGCCGGTGACATGTGTTTGGTGCTGGTGCTGCCGTCGGTGGTACGAACACCGTTATTCAGCGGCAGAAGATGGTTTTTGGCTTTATTAATTTCGACGGCAGCCTTAAATACGGCATCTACCGTAGATTTTGGTGCTTTGGAAAAATCACTTACACCGAACGCTTTCAGGCTGTCGCCAGTACGCAGCGCATGGTTCAGAACCTGGCGCTTCAGACCTTTATCACCAGCTGGCTGAAAGCCCGGACAGATGATTTCCGCATCTGCGATCAGGTTGCGCTTAAATGCCGCATCCCCCGTCACTTTGCTGTCTTCCTCCGCATCTTCATCGGCTGTGGTGATATCATCCGGAGCATCATCCGCCGTTTTACCTTCCAGTGCGTCCAGACGCGCCAGAATAGCTACAGCCCATTCCGGCACGCCTTCATCGGTTGTTTTGTCTTTGTTCTTCTCGTCTTCCGGCGTTTCGTCCGTTGTGGTCCGGTTCTCAGTCGGAAGAGCCGTAGCCTGTGACGGCACATTGATATTGATTGTTGGCCCGGGGATAGATCCCATCGCATCAGAGGGTAAATCTGCTGCGGCGGCCTCATCAGCCAGGCGGGCCAGCGCATCGTCATCTCGCGTGCGGATAGCCGCTACCAGCCTCTGTAATAACGTAGGTTTCATGTTTTTTCCTTTGGATGATGGGATGGAATCCCCGATTGCACAGCGGCCACCAGCCCGCCCACGATCAATGCCGACAGCGAGGTGGTTACCTGTGATTTGGTATTGCTTGCCCTTGCCTGGTGCCAGTTGCCTGTACTTAGCGTCGTAGCCACAACTGACATCGGTCAGGCCTGAATTCACTGCGTCGATTGCCTCCTGCCGCTTAATCAGCACGTCAGCAATGAGCAGATCCGATTTATCACCAGCACCGCGCCGGACATTCTGAATATGTCCGTGGGCCAGCTCTGCGAAGTTGGAAGGATTGACGAAAACAATATTGCCTTCCTCGTCCTCCGGATGCCCCAGCGTGACGGCGACGCCCTCAAAGCTCGCCATCGTCTCCGGGGAAAACACTTCATCCTCCGTTCGCCAGACCGTCACTGTGCCGCTGGCGTCAGGCTCTAGGTCGATTTCTTCGGGTAAGTAGACCTGCGTTCCCGTTCGTGCGATCGGAACATCTTTACACAGCAGAGAACCATCCGCCTGCAGGTAGCGAGTCTCGCCCAGGCGGGTAGTGAAGAAATATTTCATGAGTTACCTGCTAAATTGCGGGCAATAAAAAAGCCGCTCAGTGGCGACCCGCTATTTCCTTGGGGGTGGGATCTGAACCTCAGGCCAGCACTGGCAGTTAGGCAGGCATCCGGCATGTCCGGTCATACCATCGAGCGTTGGTGGGCTGTCCCAGCGCACAAACTTATTGCGCATTTTGTAATGTGAGTCGCGGGTACCTGCGCCCTTAATACGCCACCAGTAGCCCTCGGAGCCAACGGCCAGCGCGCGGGCCTGTGTCAAAGCGGAAGTGGCGCGGCCAATCTCAGTTCGTGCAATAGTGCGTGCACGTCCAGCGGCTACATCACCGGAGACCATAATCATCTCATAGAGCTGATCCGGACGTTCGCCGGCGATAACCGCCTGCATTGCACGCTTTTGTATGTCCATCACGCGATCGGCTGCTTCCAGCGGCAGGGACTTCATCAGCTGAATCTGGCGGTATATGACATCCTGCGCCACCTGCCCGACGGGGGTATTACCCACCACATGGCGCAGGCCAGCGCCTATTTCCTCAGATACCGATTTCCACTGCCTCCATTCCTCCTGCTCGACCTGGGCAAACATCCTTCGCCCGACCTGCTCTGCCCAGTCGCTGATTACATCTGAATAGTCCACCAGCGTTATCGAAATACTGTCAGCGCTAGCCTGAGAACCATCGTAAGTACCATCGACGATCTGCCCTATCTGGTTTGCTATCGCCAACAGGCTTTTTCGATACTGGATCTCCGAACGACGGCGGAGGGATGGTTTCAGGTTCATCCTCCTGCCACTGGGTCTTCGCATCTTCTATATCCTTGTCAGTGACAGAACCACCGATGCCAATCACATCAGAAATGTTCCTGAGGTCGTTAAGCGCTGCTGCCGGAGGCATCCCGAGGTCGCGAACGGCGATACCAAGTGCGGTCACTACGTTGTTTGCCATCGCGGCACGGTCGACGTCTGACATCTCCCAGAGTTTGTTAAACTCGAATGTGAAATCATCGGGCAGTGGCTCGCCGAACAGAGAACGCCAGGAAATATCAAGCAACCAGCGAATATGGCGACGTAAGCGTCGTTCCTGCAATGAGTTAACCCGGCTGTAGTAGTTTTCCAGATCGCCGTCGCCGGTGTTGAAGCCAGCAGGGGACTGCCCGAACAGACGGACTAGAGGGATTCCCGTCGCGCCAGAAACCTGCTCAGCAAAGCGCAGAAGAACATCAGCGATACCCGCGAACGTGTAGCTGTGCGTTTCGAACTTGTCCGCAGCGTCCATGATGGTCATACCTTCGATGGTCTGAAACTGTCGGATCATGTCCATGTGCTTCATCAGCGCTTTTTCGAGGTCGCCGCCTGCAGCAAGTATTTTTCGAAGTTCAGCAATGCTGTAGGTTCGCAAATGCGCTTTGTGGATCAACTGTGTGGTGCCGACCGTCGCAGTATCAAATGCCTCGATACGCTCGAAAATACGCTCAACCACAGACATCCCCCAGCCGTTTTCCGTCTGGGCCTGCTGGAACGGTAGTGTATCGCCCTCCATGCGGATAACACGGCTGTGATGAATCTTCCAGGGGGGAATCCCCTGCTGGTTCGTGATTACCTTGTAATATTTCGGTTTTCCAAAATCGGGACCGTAATCGGTAACGAGATCGTAATAGCTCGGGTTAACCATCCAGCGGTCAAGGCTCATCACGCCTTTAAACTGCCCCTCTTTGATGCGATCCAGTTTCAAAGGGGAGGACATATCCTGACCTTCAAGCAGGACCACCAGCACCGCGCCGCCGTACAATCGCGACCATTTGAGGTTATCGTTAAGCCCATCCCAGATGGCAAGATCATCCCAGAAAGTTTCGAACTTCCCCTTTTGACCAGGTTTCAGCTTTGAGCTGATGTTAATGCCCTTGCGGGTCATATCATCGGCCATAGCATCCACACCGGCGCCCACGAGGAACGATGAACGATACGCAAACTCCAGCATCACCCTGTTTCGGCTGATGTAGCCGGGCATGTACATTCCGCCCGTCTGGATGTTTCTGGTATCGCTGCCAAGTTTGGCCGTGAAATTATTGTACCCGTCAGTTGTCCTAACGGGCTGTTGTGCGCCGTTCTGGCGTTTCTTTCGGGACATATCACGCTCCGGCCAGTTTGGCCCAATTATCAAGAGAGGAATCCATCGGCGCGTAGCTAATCATCGCCGAGTCGGCGAGGTTCGGCGACCTGGTACCGTCAGGCTGTTTATCCACAACGATTTTCCCCACGCCGTTAATGGAGTAGGTTGGCTGCGAAAGCTCGATGATGAGTTTGTCTTTGCTCTCCATCGTGCTGCTGATGGAGATAATTTCGTCCGGGTTGTAGGCCATACCTTCAACAACGGCGCGGTAGGTATTCCGGAAGAGCTTGCGTAAGTACCACCAGCTCTGTGCCTTGGCGTTGGCGAAGAAATCCTTGTTCAGGCGTGCAGCCTGCCCATTGTCGCCCCGTACGGCTTCGTCATCAGGATCGAATACCGCGCCGCTACCACGAAACGGTGTGGCAAGTATTGGCGGCCTGCGGGCGACTTTGCGTAATTCGTTAATGGCACGCGCATCGCCGCGAACGCCAGCCCCCAGACCGTCCTCGTCGAAGCGAAACTCTTCGAGATTATCCTGTTCACAAAAGCCGAAGACCTTCTCAACAGACTGGTAAATGTCGCTGCCCACGCCGGACCATTCCCGCACATTCTCCAGAAGGAAACCGTGACGGGTTGAAAAGGCGTTTTTGTCCCGACCTTCGTCGGCGACGTCCATCGCCCCCAGTCGTTTGCCAGTTGGCTGGATGCCCAGCCTGATATGTGCATCAACAGCAGCCTGTACCCAGTCTGAGGGGATCAGGACACCTTCCGCTGATGCGCTGTAGTTCAGGTCAAGCTCCTGCGCCACTACCACCGGATTGTCGATTTTCTCACATTCCCTGCGATACCATTCATCATCCTTACGGGGGTCGCTGCTCCAGTGGAATGTGAATACCGGTATCTTTCCGCCGTGTCGTTTCTGCGCAAAAGGGTTCGCCATGCCGTTGACCGAACTCAGGTCAATACGGCAACGGGTGGTTTGCGATAACGCCGCATCAATCAGTAGCGGGCGTTGCAGAAATGCAGCCTCATCCACCAGATAGAGTGTGGTTCGGTCACCACGTCCAATATTGTCACCAGCTTCGCCCTTGATGACCGCGCCTGTCTCAGGAAATTCAACACGCATGTACGGTGCATGCTTCTTCTCATTCCACGACCCACGAAACTCGACGGGCAACGTCTCTACAAACTTGCGCGCCTTCCAGAACAGCGCCTTAGGGTCACCAGTACTGTCGACATATTCCTCTTTACGGGAACCGAAGCCGATGACCATCTCTTTGTTAAACAGGCAAAGCGAACAGGCCATCCCGATCGCCGTCCAGCTCAGCCCCATTTCACGGGATTTTTCGGTGATACCGTTCTCCCGCTTGCCCCAGCGTTCCATAATCCAGTGAATCCACTCTTCCTGTTTCGGGAATAGCAGAAAAGGGATGGTGACTGGCAGGCCATAATCGATATTACGCGGATCCGTCGTCATGCCCCAGTCGATGATGAACTGAGCCGGGTTAGTACGATAAAACTGCTTCAACGCGGGCAGCATCTCAGGATGCTGGCGAATACGCAGCAAACGCTCCATTCGCCATTCAAAAACCATCTGGTAATCAGGATTTTTGAAGTCAAAGGGGAACGGTAAAGGCATAGCTAACCCATCATCTTTTGATACGCCTCCGCAGCTTGCTCAGGCGTTAAATTGGTAACCTCGGTTCGGATTGGCGTACCATCCGGGCCAGTTAGTTCATTTTTCACGTTGTCTTTAAACGCCTGAATAGCGACATGGCGCCCCAACAACTCAAGGTTTTTAACCTTGTCGGGCCACTTAATCTTTTTAAGAATACCCACCATTGCGCGGTCATCCCCGCGCCCCTCGAACATTTCGGCCAGGTTGAATCCGCTAAGGTACCGACGCCACGATTCCGGCCACTCAGAGAGTGGCTTAACGCTCAAATCGTCTTCGAGAATATCGGCCACATCGAGCTTGTCGATCTCCACCAGCCGCATCAGCACATAATTCGCGTCGATGCCCAACTGGTCGATACGCTCCTGCTTTAGCTCGTTGATGCGGGCGCGTATTTCAGGTTTGCCGTAAAGCTCAGCCCCTGTAACATGCGCTCGCTTAGCGGCGTATCCTGCACGGATAGCGGCTTGAGTGGCATTCAGATCGACAAGAAACTCGCGGCAAAACACCTCATGCTTTGCTTTCAGCTTCTTGGTCATATTGATTGTCCTGTGTATGGCTACTGAGCCAGACACTGTGTTCTGATATAGTCCTGCGCCCCTTCCAGTTGCTTTTGCATTGTTGTCACTCGCTCTTTGAGGGTGAAATAATCCCGTTGAGCGGAGTCTGCCAGTCTGGGGCGGGCTGCATTATCCACGCGGGCGGCGGAGGTGGATTTACCTGCCGGCACTGCGGGACAGGTGGCGTTGACGAGCAGGCGACGACGGCCAGCGGCGACATCACCGCGCAAAGCATCATTCTCAGCTTTCGCATCAGCGAGTTCCTTTGTATATCTTGCATCGAGGGCGGCAACTTCACGCTGGCGCGTTTGCATATCGGTAATTGTCCCGTTCGCCAGCGTCAGACTACGGCTGGCGGTATCGCGCTGCGACTTATACTGAATGGCGTTGTCGCGGTAATGCTCTGTTGCCCATGCAAGTGCAGCAATCAGCAAAGTCACTGAGAGTTGCAACCAGTATTTTTTCAGCAATACAGGTAACAGATTCATACCAGCACCGATTTTGCTTTTTCAAAGCGCTCCCGCCGATCACCAATACCGTTCTGCCCTCCGTTGATGACCTGCGTAACACGTACCAAGTCGCCGGAGTATTTCAAGCATCCTTTGGTGGCGAAAAACCACGCTGCGGATCGGGCTGCATATCCTTCCTGCTCCAGTAGTTGTGGCACCAGCAATAAATCAATACCCAGCGCATCGCCGCACTTGTGGTAATTGTCACGACCGGTAATCTGGATAAGCCCACGCCCGCGATACTTCCAGCCATCTCCGGCGTCTTTGTTACCCATGCGGCCACCGTAAACCAGATTGGCTATTTGTGGCTGGTGGGCAACCTGGCGACCATCAATACGCCCCAGCATTTCGCACTGATAAGTCGTCAGGCGTTTACCAAACGTCTTCTTCAGCGCCCCCACCGAATAATTGAAGCTTTCCTTCAGAACAGTAAATCCTGCTGATTCATGTCCCGTTTGTGCAATAAACATTGCCTGATCCAGCGGAGCAGTAATACCGAATTCGCTCATTGCCGCAATAATATGTGGATACCAGCGTGCGGCCAGTTCGGCGCTGATACAGGCCGCCTGCTGAAATTGTGACAGATTCATAGTTAATCCCGGTTATTGTCCCCACCGATACGCCCCCCGATAAACTTCATTGCGAAGCCCCGGATAGCATCCACGCCGATAAGGCCGACACCACCGCCAATTGCAACAGACAGGGACTTGGGCCAGCCGAAATATTCCAGCGCAGATGAGAAGGTCAACGTCAGGGCACCACATAGCAGAATTTCGAGTGTTTTTTTCTTCCAGCCACCACTACCGCCAAAGTACGCAATACGCAGGCCAGCCATAAATAACGACATCAGAACAGCGCCCAGCGGCGTATCTCCTCGCCACCAGCTCTGGAACAGCTCCAGCCAGCCCTGCCAGGAATGGGGATCGTTGTGCATTTTCATAAGCCTCACCTCCGATTGTTCGGATGGTGCAGAGTTGGTTAAAGAGATCAGGCTCTCGGGCTGCGTTTGCTACGTAGGTAATATCGAGGGTGGTTCCCGGAGCCTGATATAGTGGACGGGCTCTACGCAAGCGCCTGTCGGATTGGGTTATGAGCCGTCCGCCAGTGAGCCCTGAATACGGAAAAGGCCCGCCGAAGCGAGCCCCATAATTTGTTAAAAAACAGCTCTATTTAACATAATGTACGTTATCGGTACCACGCGATCCGCACTCGCCACAGGTTTGCGGTGAAAGGCGTATTTACGCGGGTTAAGTGGTTCGAAACGGACAAAAGCGAGTGAATAAATCGTGCATAAAACAGGGTGCAAAATGCATAGCGTTTTTTCGCAGCGTAAGCCCTGTTTTATTAACTTTTCCCCTGAACGGGGCAAGAAAAAAGCCCCCACACGGGAGCCTCTTCGTTGAGGTCAGAAATTCAACTCATACCAGCGTAGCGCACTTTTTGCGGCCCGCACTAATACTTTTTTCACTTCGTTGTTTTTCAACCTCAGGATCCATTTGCAAACGCACATTCAACATGCAAAGACACCCTTCGATAAACCCTTCTGCGGTAGACATGAGGCGGCGGACCTCACGTTCGGAAATTTTAGCCCTTCGCCCTATCTCGCGTTTGGTCAACCCGTGGACGTAGTACAGCATGATGACGTCCAGCTCCTCGGGCTTGCGCACCTGCTGCAGACGGCAGACACAGCCATCAATAACCAGCCCGTCGTCGTCGCAGCAACTCAGTCTGTTGGACGAACTGCTGACCACAAGTCCTTTAAACCCGGCAGCGACCGGAGCCCAGCTTACTGCGGTGTTGCTATCGGCAGCCCAGCCGCCCCAGCGCTCTAAAACCAGTTGAATATTACGCATAGCTCTGACCTCTACGTTTTGCTACAGAAAATTTTTCAGGGAACCGCGCCCGCCTCTCCGTGGGCATAGGTAACACAGCCCCGATTTGTGTATCGCACACCCCAACATGCAAAAAGCTATTAATTCGGAGTGGAACCACCGTCCCCCACCTGGAACCACCTTTTTCTAACCTTTCCCCCAATCGACTTATATATATATATGGGGTTTCTAGCAGAAAGGTGGTTCCAGTGGTTCCAGTGGTTCCGCCACGCTTGCTACAAGGGCTGCGAGGGGGAACCACCTTCACTTTTAGGTGGTTCCAGCGGTTCCCAAACCTTGCATTTTTTCCCCTCAATTCGCCTTTGGGCACGCTTATAACCGCAATTTTGCAAAACATTGCTAATTCGCATTTCTTCGCGTTTTCCGATGTGGCTGGGATTTAAGCCAATCGCATCACGCAAAACGTCACTAGCGCGTAAAAATTCGCAGTTTCGCGGAATGTCGTTAGTCATCAGGTCAGGCGTGTCGAGCCATTTCTCTACCGTCTCGAGCCACGCGTCCTTGATGGTGTACTGTTCGTGGACACTCGAACCGAGCCGTTCAGCATCGCGGAACTGGATGCCACCGAGGCGCTTAAACGTCTCGCGAGCCTCAGCCCATAGCAAAAGCAGGTCGGTTTTTATCGCTTTCACGTCGACTTTCGACACCTCAACGGGCAACCACCGGCGGTTACCGGTCTTATCCGCGAGGAATTCGTCCTCGTTGGTGGTACCGACGAACACCAGGCGACGCGGGAACTGGGTGGCGAATTCACGATATTTAGGGATCCAGTTCTCATGCGTGCGCGTCACGAATGCCTTGATGCTTTCCAGCTCTTTGGTATTGAGGCCGCGCAGCTCGCCAATCTCCGCCACCAGACGCCCGCGCATCTTGCGTGCGAGGTCATCGTCTTTCTCTGCGAAAGAGATCTCAGTGAAGAACGCCGGGTCGGGGCTCAACGCCTCCACGCCGGAGGATTTACCGCAGCCCTGAGGACCGACGAGGATCGGCACCATATCGGCTTTAACACCGGGCTCCAGCACCCTACCAGCCAGCGCCGTCCACATGTACATGGACACCGCGCGGGTATATGGCGTGTCAGCGGTACCGAAGTGCGTATGGTAGAAAGATTCGATGCGTGGCACGCCGTCCCACTCCAGCCCGTTTAGCCAGGTGGTCGCCGAATCGAACGGCTGTTCGTCAGCGGCCAGCAGCACCACGTCGCGGATGAGCTCGCGCCCGACAGGCTTAAAGCCGCGCTTTTCCATCGTGATGCGCAGGCGCGCATAGTCCGCATCGGTGAACGCCTGCCACTGACCGGAGCCTGCCGGGGCGAACATGATTTCATCGCGGAACTGGTCGAAGCGAATATCGATGTCCACGAAGTCAGGACGCACAACGGCTTTGGCCGCGTTGCTGATGGTGGCCTCGATGCGGCCCCACTTATCGCGCTCGAACGCAGGCAACGGTAATGGCTCGGCCACTTCTGTGCTGGTCAGGTCTTCGAAATCGTCGTTGCGGATCCCAATGGCATTAAGGAAATCGCCGTCGTCGCGGTGCGCACAGCTGGCGTGCAGACACTTGAAATGCCCCTGCTCAAAGCCCGCGGTACCACCCGGGAAGTAAACTGTGCTGGTCGGGTCGCCGCTGGTGCTGTGACCATCCTCAAACGGGCAGCGGATATAGCGCTCGCCGTTCGCGCCGTCCAGCAGCGTCCAACCGTTCGCATCCAGATAATTCGCTGTCTCATCCGTGGCGCCGGGCGTGAACGTTGAGCGGTCGCGCATCTTCGTGCTGCCCGCTTCGGTGGTGACCGACACAGGCAGCTGATCCGCCAGGCGCTGCCACAGCGTTTCGAGCTGGTCAGCAGTAATGGCTGGGGGCTCGTCCGGCAGACCACCGTCCCACTCAATCCGCGCGCCGCTGCTGTGCGTACCACAGGCAACGAACTGCTGCCCGTTCGCCAGCAGCTCGATAATCCCCATATCGCCCGCCAGACGGTGGATGCGCTTACGGAAATCACCCTCTACGGCCAGCAGGTACAGGCATTTGTTGCTGTTGGCACGCCAGCGACGCGGCGGCAGCTCGCCAAGCAGCTGCACCAGCGTTTTACGAATATCGGCCTGGATGTCTTCGTCTTCGCTGTCACAGTCCAGCGCCAGCCAGCCGTAGCCTGTCCGTACGCAGATACCGTAATCCGGTTCGTTCGACCAGCGGGCAAAATCACGTTCGGTAACGACATGCTCGGTCCACTGAGCAATGCCGGTGACCAGACGGTCACGGTTATAGCGGCTCGGCGTCTTGCCCAGCGCTTTCAGTTTACTGTCGGGGGAAATGGCCGCGCCCGGGTTACAAACGACTGGCAGCAACTGGTCAGTACGCCCCAGCACCAGATCGAAGTGAAACCATTCATCAGGCGTCGCCCCCCAGCTTTTGTTTTCTGGCATGGGTTACGCCTTTTTGTCGTTTTGAGTAGGAAATACATCTTCAAAAGTGCAGCTAACACCATGAGTATTAAGCGCTTCAATAATTTTTTTTGCACTATCTACATTAAGTTTGCGTCTCTCTTTTTCATAGTGAGCGATAGCTCCTTGAGATACATCAAGTATATCGGCTAGCGACGCCTGAGAGATACCAGCTGCCTTTCTGAGTTTCTTTAAGTTATTCATTCCCAGCCTCAAAAGTAGGGGTCCAATGAATATAAAATACAATATGTAATTTATTTAGCAAACAAGTATTACACTGCGTACCTTCCAAAAACATTACGAGGTGTAATAATAGCGTTATGAAAACTACATGGAATCAAGTGGCCAAGGCCAAGATGAAAGAGCTCGGTATCTCACAAGAGAAGCTGGGCGAGATGTTGGGTTTGACCCAGGGAGGAGTTGCGCACTGGCTAAATGGAAAGCGCGATCCAGGGATTGATAACATCGCAAGGATAATGCGAGCTCTGAACATCGACGTGATTAGCCTTTTCCCCGACGGCAGCGTCAAAACTTCTCAGGATGAAATTGAATACGCAGGGAGACCAAAGGATGGCCTTGTTCCAGTGGTTGGTGAAGCCGTGATGGGTTCCGACGGCGAGTTTGAAATGCAGGAGGTCTCGCAGGGTTGGCTACGCATTTATAGTTCTGATCCCGATGCTTTTTCTGTAAAGGTTAAGGGGGATAGCATGTTCCCGCGCATCAATTCTGGTGAGTTTGTCGTCATCGAACCGAGAACGCAGGTATGTCCAGGCGATGAGGTGTTTGTCCGAACCGCGGAAGGTAAAAATATGATTAAGCGGCTGGGCTACCATCGCGATAACACATACCAATTTATAAGCGTTAATCAACAACACCCACCGTTAACAATGGATGATTTTTCTGTCGATAAAATTTACTTTGTGGCCGCTATCGTAAAATCTTCCCGCTTTATAGACAACATCACCGATCTAAACGCTCCGCTTTAATCCCCTCGCAACATACAAGCATCAGCCCGCTAACGCGGGCTTTTTTTTTTACACCCCCAGCAAATAAATTACATTTCGTATTGACGACGGAATTACATTGCGTTATTTTTAATTACAACAAAACGTAATATTCGTTCTTTAACAATCCGGACTGTGTGACAGGCAAGCCGCAAAGCTCCTGGCAAAACAAAATAGCACCCGATGGGATCGAGGTAAGCGTAGAGGACTACTTTGAGGTGTGCTGACAAGTCACACAAGTCGAAACGCCCCGATGATGGGCCGTTTGTTCCCTTTGGGGTGCGGTGAATTGCAGTCCACCGAGACAAGCCGAAGATCAGCACCGGCCACCGCACCACCAAAGTGAACTGACCAACGCAGGAATACATCATGATCACTGTTAAAAGAGCTGAATACCTGTCTGCGCTGACATGCGCTGGCGTGAAGGAGGTCCGCTATTACCTGAATGGCATTTTCTTTGACCCTGAAGGTTTTGTTGTGGGTACAAACGGGCATCGCCTGTTTTGCGGTAGGGCCATAACCGAAGGGGAAAGCGCTATTGTCAACGTGAAAGCAAAGCCTCCCACAAAATTTGAGCAGGTCCGTATAGATACGGTATTGAAAGCGGCCACTTTTCTCAATAACGAAGGTCAGACCGTCATGACATCGCCTGTCGAAGTTATCGACGGACATTTTCCGGACTGGCGACGGGTGGCTGACTTTAAACCCGGGAAAGTGGATGCCATTGGTATACATCTGCCCTATCTGGCAGACGCTGCGAAATGCTCAAAATATTTCGATAAAAAGGCCAACGCCATTATCGAAACACAAGGCGTATCTGACGCGATACGCCTTCAGTTAAGCGCTGACGCTTATATGCTCATTATGCCAGTCCGTATGCCGTCCCCCATCTGAATAAATCATCCATTGCTGTGTGTAGTCTTTGCCCGCCGCTACTGACGGGCTTTTTTATGTCTGAAAACGCATTCAGCGGAGTGCGTTCCCTGACATAAAAGGAGCACCACCGATGAAACCTGAACACCTCCACCGGCTGACGGGGCGCGACGTGCTCCGTTACCGCCGCAAAACTTTCGACTTAATTACCGGTCTGGCCCTCGCTACTGCGCTCGGCCTGATCATAACTTTCATTCTCCTTGTAGCGAGGACTGCAGTATGAGCTTAGAAACAAACCTGGAGCTTAATAACCAACTGGTAACCCGTAATAACGAACTGCTGGAACGTCTCATCAGCACGCTGGCATCAGGCGTTGTCATGCGCCCGGATGCTATAGCGCAGGTGCAGGAATACCATGAAACAGTGGCTAAAACAAAAGCGGCACTGACACTGGACGACCTGACATTCAGCGACGTTATCGCGCTGGCAGCGTTCTATCCGGTGCCACAACAAATAACCGAAGAAATGTTGCAGCGCGCCGTCGCGTACCGCGACGCAACCGGTGAAGCACGCGTGGTGCAAATCGATGCACTGGACAGCGCGTTGCAGGGTGTTAAACGCGCGAAAGAGTTGCTTAAACCCGCCCTGCTCGACCTGTCCCGCAACATTCTGAAATTCTGGGACGACCTGCCGACCATCGGCGAGCGCCGTGCTTTTGCCGAGCGCCTGCTTGATGCTCCGCCAGCCGGGCGCGATGAAGTAAAGCCGAAGAAAGGCAGCAGCAAAGACAGTAAAACCGAAGAACGTACAGGGCCGTTTTACATCAAAAGCCCAGACGGTTCAGCCGCCAGCGAGCTGCACACTTTACGCAAGCTGAATGCAATGCTTGAGAAAGGCCACATCGAGATTAACCGGGTTGAATATCTCCAGTTACAGGAAGAATTCGTACGTAAAAACGCAGCAAATAGCGATCAGCAAGTGACCACTGATACTGACGACCAGCCTGATTTTGCGGCTCTACGTAAACAGGCCGAAAGGTTGATCCTCCAGCTCGCGAAAGGCGGATACCGTGCCGAAGCCATTGCCATTCTGGAAAAACAGGGGGCCAAAAAACTCGGCGAAGTCGCTGACGAGCACCTCGCAGACGTGATCGCCCAGGCCGAAAAAGCGCTGGAGGGCTAATTATGCCAGACGTTCATGCAAGACTTTCCCCGTCATCCGCGCACCGTTGGCTAAGGTGTGCGGGTAGTCTGGCGCTGGAAGCCACTCAGCCAGACAAAGAAACGTCCTTTGCTTTAGAAGGTACCGCAGCACATGCACTTGCCGAAAAGGTGCTGCGCAACCGTCAAAGCCACCCGGAATACTATGCGGGCTGCAATGTCGCTATGTTCCTCGGTTCTTACCCGCTCGCTGCACATCCTGATGATACTACCGGCCCACAGGTAGGTGAGGAAATGGTCGAAGCCGTTGGCCGTTACGTCGATACAGTCTGGGCACTGTCACAGGGCAATGAGTTGCTTGTCGAACAACGTGTCGACTTTTCGCACATTGTCGGAGTGCCTGAGTCATTCGGTACCGCTGACGCCGTCATCATCGCCGGCAAAGAACTGCAGATCCACGACCTGAAATACGGTAAGGGTGTGCGGGTCGATGCTGAGCAGAACGAGCAACTGCAGCTATATGCCCTGGGCGCACTTGAGCAATTCAGCATGCTGTACGACTTCGAAACGATACGCCTGTTCATCCACCAGCCGCGGCTTAACCACGTTTCAGAGTGGGCCCTGACGGTGGAAGAGCTCCAGACGTTCGGCGAACGGGCGCAGGAGGCCGCCGCTCATGTGATCGTGATGTTAAACATCGCTGATTGCGAAGGCGTCGAAACACTGCCACTGGAGAATTTCACCCCGGGCGAAAAACAGTGTCGCTTCTGTAAGGCAAAAGCCGTCTGCACTGCTCAGAAAATGCAGCATATGCAAACAGCTGCCAGCGATTTCGAAGATCTGTCTAAACCTGTCAGCGAGATAATCGCCGATGCCAGCGCACGTGTCCCCCTGTTAACCGTCGAGCAACTGGCGGAGATCTACAGCCAGGCCGACTTTATCGAATCGTGGCTAAAGGCAGTACGCGACCGTGTAAACGCTGAGCTGAACGCCGGGCATCCGGTGCCGGGCTTTAAGCTGGTTACTGGTAAACAGGGAAATCGTGCCTGGAGCGATGAAGAAGCCGCCCGCGCGCTGCTGAAAGACCAGTTCCGCTATAAAACCGAGGAAGTTTTCGACCTTAAACTAATTAGCCCGACCAAAGCCGAAAAGCTCATTAAAAAGGCCAGCCCCCGCCGCTGGACGAAAGTCGAAGCGCTGATCACCCGCGCTGACGGTAAGCCCACCGTCGCCCCCGAATCCGACCCGCGCCCAGCGCTCAATATCAACCCTGTTAACGATTTCGACGACGTGTCCGACGACGCGCTCGCCGCAGACCTCATTTGATTAAGGAAATACCCATGAAAATTAAACTGAACAACGTCCGCCTGGCCTTCCCTGCTCTGTTCGAAGCAAAAACTGTGAATGGTGAAGGCGACCCGCGCTTCTCGGCAGTCTTTCTGATGGCTCCGAACCACCCACAACTGGAAGAAGTTCGCAAAGCGCTGAAGCAGGTAGCGAAGGAAAAATGGGGTGAGAAGTGGGAAACCATTTACAACCAGCTGGAGAAAAAGCTCAATCTCTGCCTGCATGACGGTGACGAAAAAGCCGAATACGAAGGTTTCCCGGGTAACTTCTTCCTGAACGCTGCCAACAAAGCTCGCCCGGCGGTTCTTGACCGCGATCGCTCACCGCTTGTTCAGGCTGACGGGCGCCCGTATGCAGGTTGCTACGTCAACGCAGTGATCGACATCTGGGCGCAGGACAACAACTTCGGTAAACGTATCAACGCTTCGCTGGGCGGCGTCCAGTTCCTTCGCGACGGCGACGCGTTCGCTGGCGGCGGTGTGGCCGCTCCGGATGACTTCGACGATATCAGCGAAGGCGCTGACGCCGACGCGCTGATTTAACTCCCCACCGCGCCCGGCATATAGCCGGGCTGTTTTCCGAGGTCAGAACAATGGCACAAACAGTATTAACCAACCATATTAAAGAACAAGTTATCTGTAACGCGCTGACAAAAGCGGGAATACCCAAGCGCAAAGCGGCGCTGCGAGCAGCGCGTATTGACTGGGCTGAGCGTGTTCGCCTTGCGGCGATTGGTGGTCAAGAAGTTGAGGCCGAGATAATCAAAAACCTCAAAAAAATAGAAACGCTGGTATCAAAATTCCCCGAATCGTTAAAAACCGCCAATAGTATTATCAGGAAAGATAACGACATGTATCTGAATCTGGCTGGCTCTCGGGTTAACGTCTATTTCAACGGTAACTACCGGGGGTATGAATCAGGCTCCCCGGACCATATTCACAAAATCGCACCGAGTGAATTTACCCTGCTGGCAGATGACCCCTTAGTTACTGAGTTTTACGGGTTTGATGCACTTTATAAGCAGATTCAGAGCGATGAGTCAGACATTCGCCAGAACGTCAGCGCCGCATTGAGCAAAGTACGTACTGTTAAACGCCTGCTGGAAGAATGGCCCGAAGCTAAAGAGCTTCTGCCGGCTGACGCCCCGTCCGTCCCCCCTACCACCAGCGATACGGCGCGAAACTCTCAACGAAATGATCGGACTCCCTTCTGACGAAGAAGTCACAGCGTAATCACCTCACCCGGCCATGCGCCGGGTGTTTTGCAAAGAGCGTCCCTTTTTGCAAAGCACCCGCGAGGAATATCTATGTCTGAAAACATTCTCTGGGGCGACCTGGAAACCTTCAGTGAAATACCCATCAAAAACGGAACACATGCCTATGCCGAGGGCGCCGAAGTAATGTTATTCGCCTGGGCTATCAACGACGGGCCTGTTAACGTCTGGGACGTCACTGCCGGCGGCGGTATCCCCCACGGCTTGTACGAGGCAATCGTAGCCCCTGAAACCCTGCTTTATTTCCATAATTCGCACTTTGACCGCACCGTCCTGCGTTATGCAATGCCGCGGCTGGCACCGCCAGTAGAACGCTGGCGCGACACAATGGTACAGGCGCTGGCGCACGGCCTCCCCGGCGCACTGGGGGCGCTCTGCGAAGTGCTGGGCGTTCCGCAGGACAAGGCGAAGGATAAAGAAGGCAAATCGTTGATACAGCTCTTTTGTAAGCCCCGTCCGAAGAACAGCAAACTGCGCCGGGCCACCAGCAAAACGCACCCGGAGGAATGGCGGCGCTTTGTTGCTTATGCTGGCCTTGATATCGAAGCCATGCGCGAAGTCTATAAACGGCTGCCGAAATGGAACTATCAGGGGACCGAGCTGGCGCTCTGGCATCGTGACCAGCAGATCAATGACCGCGGCGTCTGCATGGATGTGCAGCTCGCGCAGGCAGCAATCGAGGCTGTAGACCTGGAGCAAAAGCGCCTTGCGAAACGCACACAGATGATGACCGACGGCGAAGTGCAGGCGGCCACTCAGCGCGACGCACTGATTAAGCACATTGTTGAATCCTACGGCGTGGAGCTGCCGGACATGCAGCGCAGCACGCTGGAACGCCGCATCACAGATCCTGATTTGCCGTCGGCGGTAAAAGAGCTACTGGCTATCCGCCTGCAGGCCAGCACCACCAGCACCAGTAAGTACAAATCGCTGATGAAAGGCGTGAGCAGTGACGGTCGTCTGCGCGGCACGCTGCAGTTCTGCGGCGCATCGCGAACCGGGCGCTGGGCCGGGCGATTATTCCAGCCGCAGAACCTGCCCCGCCCTTCTCTTGAGCAGGAGCAGATAGACGAGGGCATCGAAGCGCTGAAAGCCGGATGCGCCGATCTGCTGTTCGATAACATCATGGAGCTGACCAGCTCGGCGCTGCGCGGTTGCATTATGGCGCCAGAAGGTAAAAAGCTGGTGGTTAGCGACCTGTCAAACATCGAAGGGCGCAAGCTGGCCTGGCTTGCTGGCGAGCAGTGGAAGCTGGATGCGTTCCGGGAGTACGACGAGGGGACCGGGCCGGACCTGTATAAACTGGCATACGCCAGAGCCTTCAATATCTCGCCGGACAATGTTGATAAATACCAACGTCAGATCGGCAAGGTGATGGAACTCGGCCTCGGCTTCGGCGGTGGTGTTGCGGCGTTCCTGACCTTCGCGCTGGTTTACGGCCTTGACCTCGACGAACTGGCGAACGCCGCGCTGCCGAACATCCCCCGCGATGTTATCCGCGAGGCGAAAAGCTGGTACGACGAATCGGTTAAACGCAAGTCGACCTATGGCCTGTCAGAGCGTGTTTTCATCGCCTGTGACTCGCTTAAACGTCTCTGGCGCAGAGCGCACCCGGCAACCTGCGATTTCTGGTATGAGCTCGAGCGCACCGTCCGCGCCGCAATAGCCACACCGCAAAAAACGCTGTACTGCGGTTATCTGAAAATCCGCCGCGATGGCGCATGGCTGCGCATACAGCTGCCATCTGGGCGAGCACTCTGCTACCCGTCCCCGTCTATTGAGAAGGGAAACATCACCTATCAGGGCGTTAACTCCTACTCGCGCAAATGGCAACGGCTCAAAACCTACGGCGGAAAGCTGGTGGAAAACGTCACCCAGGCAGCCGCCCGCGACGTTCTGGCCGGAAACATGCCGCTGATCGAGAATGCCGGTTACAGCATTGTGCTGACGGTACACGATGAGGTGATTTGTGAAGCGCCGGACACTGACGATTTTAACGATACGGCGCTCTCCGCGCTGCTCTCCACTAACCCCGAATGGGCTCCCGATATCCCGCTGAACGCTGGCGGCTTCGAGGCGTACCACTACCGTAAGGATTAATCGCTATGAAGTATATGTATTTGGTTATGGACAGCCGTGCGCAATTCGACCCTGACAAATCCACAATTCTGGAATGCTGCGGTAATAAAAAACCTTCATGGAGGTCCCTTGGTCGGTACTGGGGAAACCAAGGAGCGGTGCTTGTACGTTGCCATCGCCGCAAAATTAACGGAGCAGTAGTTTACACCGACGGTGAAGTTGTCGGCGTCATCAGATGAGGTAACCCCTATGTCATTTAAATATCGGGACAGTCCGCTGTATTACCGGTCTGCACGGGAGGCCGTGCAACTGGAACAGGCGGGCGAGTATGACCGCGCGGCGAAAGTCTGGGCCAAAGCCAACCGCGAATCGCGCAACGAACTTAATCAGGACTGGAGCGAACGGCGGAATGATTTCTGCCTGATGCAGAACATGCGCGAAAAGCGTAAGGCGGTGGACGAATGAGCTTACCCCCAGTGAAAGTCATCGTTATCACCATCGTGTTAATTGTGATTTGCCAGGTTCTCGCCGAAACATCATGGGGGATCTGGTGATGGCCTACGAACGTGAAAGCCTTATCGAAAAGCACCTCGTCGCAGAAGTGAAAAAGGCTGGCGGGGTCGCCTTTAAGTTCGTGTCCCCCGGTCGCCGCTCGGTACCGGATCGCATTGTCCTGCTACCCGGCGGCCGTCTCGTTTTCGTTGAATGCAAAGCACCCGGCAAATCACCACGCGCCGACCAGCTGCGCGAGCACGAACGACTGCGCGCGCTGGGCTTTACCGTGGTGGTGCTGGATAGCAAAGATCTGGAGGGTATATTGTGATTAAACACCCTAAACGCCTTTATGAATGGAATGGCGCAACCGTAGCGCTTAAGAGCGAAACGGCTAATGGCTGGGCAAAGCTTCCCGCTGGCACTACTGGTAAAATCCGTACAGTTAAAGGAAGTCGCAGCGGCCTCGAATTCATCAGTAACCCTTGCAAGTGCTGCGGCGTGCAGGTCAGCATTAGCCACATGCGGCCGGAGCATTTCGATCTATTGGTTCTGCCATAAGGTTGAAATATGGTCGCATCCAGTAACATTAAATCCCCCGCACTTCGCTATCACGGTTCTAAATTCCGATTAGCCAACTGGATAATTAATTTTTTCCCTGACCACCACACGTATGTAGAACCATTTGGCGGCGGCGCTGGTGTTCTGTTAAGAAAACAGCGTAGCTATGCCGAAATTTATAATGATATCGACGAGGATATTGTTAATTTCTTCCAAGTGGTCAGGGATTCGGAATTAAACAACAGGTTGCGAAATCTATGCGCACTAACCCCTTACGCCCGAGCCTAATTTAGAGCTGCATTAACTGAATCATCGGATCCTGTTGAAAGAGCCCGTCGAACAGCTGTTCGCGCGATGATGGGCTTTGGTTCAGCTGGTGCCACCCAAAAAAATAACGGTTTTAGTATCGATGCAAAGCGCAAATATAAAACGGTCATGGACGTTTGGGCGCGGTACCCCGACCGGCTGGCAGCCATCGGCGAACGTTTTACAGGTGTTCTGATTGAAAACCGCCCCGCAGCTCAGGTAATGCGTCAGCATGACGCAGAAAACACACTCCACAACGTAGACCCGCCTTACCTGCCGGCGACGAGAGATAAGGGAGGGAATCGCAGATACAGACATGAAATGACCGAGGATGATCACATTTCACTTTTGCAAGATCTGCGGTCGCTACAAGGCTACGTAGTGTTGTCTGGCTATGACTCAGATCTCTATAACGACCTGCTTCCAGAATGGCATAAATCACAAACCAAATCGCGGATATCTGCCGGGCGCGGCACAAAGGTAAATACCGAATGCGTCTGGTTGAATCCGCAATGCGTGGAGCAACTCGCACGTGACCTCATCTAAAATTTTCACACCCCGCCCTTATCAAGACCTCATTATCAACCACGAAATCGACATCCTGCGCTGCAACATCTGGGCGGGAATGGGCATGGGTAAAACCGTGGCGACGCTCACCACGCTGGAAGATCTCTTCATGGCGGGAGCGGAGACTCAGCCCGCGCTGGTCCTCGCGCCGCTGCGCGTGGCTGCCAGCACCTGGCCTGATGAAGCGGTGAAATGGGGGCATCTACGGAATATAGAGGTTCAGCCGATTGTCGGTAATGCTAAGGCACGCGCTGCAGCGCTGGCGAACAGCAACGCCAGCGTTTTTACCATCAACTATGACAATCTGGTCTGGCTGGTGGAAGAGCTGGGCGGCCGCTGGCCGTTCGGTACCGTCATTTCTGATGAGAGTACCAGGCTTAAGTCTTTCCGGTTGCGTGGCGGTGGTAAGCGCGCGGCGGCACTGGGCAAAGTCGCGCATAAGCACGTCCGGCGCTGGATGAACCTCACCGGTACGCCAGCGCCTAACGGCCTGGTGGATTTGTGGGGGCAAGCGTGGTTTGTGGATCAGGGGCAGCGCCTCGGACGCACTTACGGTGCGTTCACCTCCCGCTGGTTCAACTCAATTCAGTTTCCGGGGCAGAGCTGGACGAAGCTGGAGCCGTTCGCACACTCGCAGGACGAAATACAGCGCGCACTGGCCGACGTGACTATCTCCCTTGATGCCGCCGACTGGTTCGATATCAAAGATCCCATCCATAACGTGATCCGCGTGGATATGCCGCCGAAGGCACGCCAGCAGTATCGCGAAATGGAAAAGGAAATGTTCCTTGAGCTAAACGGCGAGGGCATCGAAGCGCCAAACGCCGCGGCAAAGACCGTGAAGTGTCTGCAAATTGCCAGCGGTGCGGTATATACCGACGACGCCGGAAGCTGGTCAGAACTGCATGACGCGAAGCTGCAGGCGCTGGACAGCATACTGACGGAAGCAGCTGGTGCGCCGGTGCTGGTGGCCTACCACTGGAAACACGACCTTGAACGTTTGCTTAAAGCATTCCCTCGCGGCCGCCACCTCGACCAGGGTCCACAGACCCTTCGCGACTGGAACGCCGGAAAGATACCGGTCCTGTTCGCGCACCCGGCAAGCGCAGGCCACGGCCTGAATATGCAGGATGGCGGCAACATACTGGTGTTTTTCTCGCACTGGTGGGATCTGGAGCAGTACCAGCAAATTATCGAACGCATCGGGCCAACCCGGCAGATTCAGGCCGGACACAACCGCCCAGTGTTCATTCACCACATTATCACCGCCGACACTATGGACGAAATGGTGATGGAGCGACGTAACTCAAAACGAACAGTGCAGGACATCCTGCTCGATGCCATGAAAAAGAGAGGTATAGCATGACACCGGTTATCTCTGATACTGACCTGATTAACATCAAAGAGGTTGAGCGCTCTGTTGGCCTGAAAAAATCCAGCATTTATGAGCGCATCAGTAATAACGAGTTTCCGAAGCCCAAGAAGCTCGGGAGCCGGACCTCCCGCTGGGTACGCGGCGAGGTTGAAGAGTGGAAAAAGCAGTTTTTATAATTCCTATTATTTTTTTATCCGTTGAACTTTGTCAGATAATTTTTCAATTGCTTTCACGATGCTTTCACTTTCAAGGAGTAAAAAGTGTTTGCATGAAATAAGCTTTCGTTGCATTACGATAAGTTCCTTTTCAGGAAGTTTTTCTACGGAATTTTTATCAATACAAAGTGTCTTTCGGTATTCATCCAACAGTTTTGAGGCCAAACCACCTAATGTTTCAGCTTCTTGCTTGAACTCTAAATCGATTTTAGAATTTTCCTTATAAAATTCCGAGTTTCCCGAAATTAAAGATTCAGCCCTTAGCTTTATGGTAAGTAATCGGCTCTCTAATTCGTGATAAGTACTTAAGACTTCAAGTCTTAATAAGTTAATAGACCTGAACTCCGCCTTTTTGTTAGCTCGCCAAGCATTGAATAAACTAAGCGCCGATACTAATAACGCAAATATAGAAATTGCAAAACTATATTTATTCATTTAAATCAACCTCAGTTGATCAATAAAATCCGCATACCATTGCATCATTCCCCGACGCCCTTCCATATAGAGGGCATGGTTATAAACCCCGCGAATATTATTCTTGTCCACATGAGCGATTTGGAGTTCAACCCAGTCAGAGTTGAATCCTCTATCGTTCAGTATGGTGCTAAACGTATGCCGGAAGCCATGCCCTACAACCCTTCCCTTATACCCCAGCGTGTGGATCATCCTGTTTATTGTGTTCTCGCTCATGACCTTTGACGGGTCATTCCTGCCGGGGAACATATTCACGAATCGACCTGTAAGACCGTGCAACTCTTTCAGCAAGACAACAAGCTGATCGGAGAGCGGTACCAGGTGCGGGCGATCCATCTTCATAAATTCGGCGGGTATCTCCCATAGCCGATTATCGAAATCTACCCATTCCCATTTTGAGTGCCGCAGTTCGTAGGTACGCAGCCCCGCCAGCATCATGATCTGTAAACCCAGCCGGGGAAGCGGACTCCCCTTGTAACCCTCAAGCGCCGCCAGAAAATCGGGTATCTCTTCCGCTGTCAGGAACGGGAAGGATTCACCTTTATGGCCGGTCATTGCGCTATTCAGTTCGCTGACGGGGTTGTACTTCGCGCGCCCGGTCGCAACAGCATAACTGAATACCTCGCCGCACCATCGGCGCGTTTTAGCTGCTTTCTCAGTTGCGCCGCGATTCTCAATTTTACGCAGCGCCGTCAGCATCTGGACGGGCTCAATCTCAGCAACCGGTAACTTACCAACCGCCGGAAAAATATCCTTATTGAATGCTTCGAGAATGTCAGAGGCATAGCCAGGCGACCAGCGCGGCTTCTTAAACTCATGCCACTCGATGGCAATATCTTTAAAGGTAATAGAGTTTGCTGCGGCAGCTGCAACGTGGCTTTTGACCTTTACCGGATCCACACCAGCTGCAACATTTCGCCGGGCTTCATCTCGCTTTTCGCGAGCCGCGGCCAGTGAAACAGCCGGGTATACACCGAGCGCCAGCATCTTTTCTCTACCGGCGAAGGTATAGCGATATCGCCAGTATTTCGCTCCACTGGTTTTCACCAGCAGAATAAGCCCGTTACCGTCTGGCAGTTTGTAGTCTTTCTCGCCTGGCTTTGCCGTCTCGACCTGTCGCGCATTTAGTTTCAT